GCGGAGGAGGGAAAAACGTTGTTCATGTTCTATCTATCGTTTTAAAACTTGATGAAGATAGTATCTATCCGATATTAAAAAAATATCAAGTTGACGGCTCATATATTCCTTATCAAAAAAAAGAAAGGAAATCAAGAAAAGAATGTAAATTGCCGTCAGGAACAACCGAACTGAAGAAGCAACATATTCGATATTTAGAAAATAGAAATTTTGATCATGAGAAGTTAAAAGAAATTTGGAAAATAAAAGGAACAGGGCCAATCGGGAATTTTAACCACAGAATTATAATACCGATTTATTATCAGAACAAACTCGTTAGTTATCAAGGAAGGGATATAACAGACAAGAGCAAAATGAAATATAAGGCCTGTCCTGCTGATTTTGAATCAAGAGATCATAAAGCATGTCTCTATGGATTAGGCCTTGTTAAAAGTGATTCTGTTGTTGTTTGTGAAGGAGTAACTGACGTTTGGAGATTGGGGCCAGGATCAGTTGCTACATTCGGAATTAAGTTTACATTGTCTCAAGTCAAATTGTTATTACCTTTCAAGCAGATATTTATTTTATTTGATCCTGAACCTACAGCAGTAGAACAAGCTGAGAAATTAGCAAATTGTCTCTCTAATGGGAATAGAGAAGTGATAATCATTGATTTGAAAGATGAAGATCCAGGGGAAATGAATCAGAATGATGCTGATAATTTAATGAGAGAACTTTTAAAAAATATTTTTTAATCGAAATTAGAAAATAGCTTATAGTAAGATTACTGGACTTTTTCCCCTCCTTCAAAGAAAACAGACTGATCCCCTGTTTGGCTTCTGCCGGGGGAAGGTAGTCAACATTCTGAATGGTCCTGACAGAAATTGACGTTTGCCGTACCTTCCTCTTCTTCCTTTTTCATAGCTTCTTTCACGCAAAAGGAGATCAGAAATGAATATAGATCGAAATTCCCAACTATTAGCACTGGAAGCATTTAGTTCAGATGGGTTTATTATTTTAAATAAATCTCTCATCAAAATATTCGGATTAGATTTAACTGTTTTTTTATGTAACCTTATTGATAAATATAAATACTTTCTAAACAGGAATATGTTGGAAAAAGATGGTTCATTTTTTCTTACTTTCGAAGATCAAACAGAACAAATCGGAATGTCTCGTTTACAGTTAAGGAATAATAAAAGGAAATTAATAGAAATTGGAATCTTAAAAACCCATATGAAGGGCATCCCAGCTAAAGAATTTTATTATCTAAATATAGAAAATCTAATAGAAAAATACGTTACGACTAGGGGTATCGAAAATCGAACCCCTAGAGATATCGAAAACAGTACGAATAGACCTATCGAAAACAGTACGAATAATAAGGAGAATAAATCTAAGGAGAATAAATCTAAGGAGAATAAATCTAAGGAGAATAAAAAAGATTTTAGTACCTTTTCGAAAAAAATTATTGATCTTTGGAATGATACAGCCGATAAATTAGATTTACCTTCTGTCATTAAATTAACACCATCCCGAACAAATAAAATAAAAATAAGAATTGAAGAATCTCCCGAACTTTCTAAGTTATCAGGTTGGAAAAAGATATTTGATAAAATTGCTGATTCCGAATTTCTGCTCGGAGATAATGATCGTGGCTGGAAAATCAATTTTGATTTCATAGTTGCTAATGACCAAAACTATCTGAAAATTCTTGAAGGAAAATATTCAAACAAGAAAAAACCAAAAAGTATAAAAGGTGGAGCTGCTTATCAAGAAGGAAAATATGATGACAATTACGAAACAGTCATTATGAAGGATTAAACAAAAATGATAAAAAATATCTGTGAAACCTGCAAAAAAGAATTTGAAATGAAATTTTATGATGAGGAAGATTCAGACGATGTTGCGACAGCAGCTAAAAGAAAAGATTGTCCATCTTGCGTAATTGAAAAACATGTTTTGACAAAAAGTCCTGAAAAATGTCTCCCTGATTCTGTTCCAATAAATCTTGTTAAAAATATAACTCCATTATCAACCTGTTCATTTATCGAAAGTAAGATAGTTAAAAACGGGGAACAGAATCAGGGATTTTATCTTTTTGGTAAAACCGGGGTAGGGAAAAGTCAACAAGCAGCTATTTGGTTGTATTTGAATCTCCGATATGAACTTAAATATGATGGGGCTTGGTTTAATGTTCCACAAATGCTTTTTGAAATTCGGCAATCTTATCAGTCGAGATCAAATAGAGAACAAGAAATATTTAACGAATGCACCAAATCAAAATGGTTATGCTTGGACGATTTGGGGATTGAAAAAACTTCTGACTTTTCTTTACAGGTTATTTATCTAATTATCAACCATCGATATGAAAACAGTAAACCAACTTTTATTACTTCCAATTTGTCCATTCAAGAACTAAGTAAAAAAATGGATGACGATAGGTTAACAAGCAGAATAGCCGGGATGTGTAGGGAAATTGAAATAAAAGGAAATGAAACAACAAATAAAGCCGGGTCAGTTTTACAGGCACAAAACAGATATTTGTATTCCGTTTCGAGTTTTGAAAGAAACTTACTTTCTTCAATTTATATGTTTTGAAATTCAGTTCCTAACAGGTGAAATTCAGTTCCTAACAGGTGAAATTGCTGTTTTTCCAAAAGACATTATCGAATCTGACGGAGAATTGATAAAGGAATAATATGATTGTTTATCATGTTTGTAGTTTTAAAAAATTATTAAAATATAAAAAAACAGGAATGATAATTGCCCCGGTTCGAGCATGGGAAAATATACAACAAGCCGAAAGAATGAGTATTAGTACAGGAAGACGTATTATTTTAAGATTAAAATTCCCGGATAATGTTCAAAAACTCGAAGGCCATTTTAATCAGGCTAGAATACTAATGCAAGATTTGCCGTTTATTGATTTTTGATAAAGGAATGATATGGCTGGATATCGAAGAAGAAAAGTAAAAGAGAATCCTGAACGTCAAATAATCCAAGGATTGATTGTAAGCGATGAATATTTCAAAGCCGTACAGCATATTTTCAGAATCGATTTAATTACTACCCCGTATATTTGCACAGTAGCTAAATGGGTTTCCAGATATTATCAGCAATTTAAAAAAGCCCCTGGAATTCATATTGAGGACATTTTCAAAAAAGAAGAAAAAGAGGGAAATATCGAAGAAGACGAACTTTCGCTCATTGAAGATTTACTCAGTTCGCTTTCGGAAGATTATGAAAGAGCCGAACAATTTAACGTTGAATACCTTCTGGATCAGACTGAAAAGTATCTTGAAACGAAAAATCTTGAATTTGTAGCTAAGAGCGTTTCTAATTCTCTTTCAAAAAACGCTCTGGTTGACGCACAGCGAACGATTTTAAATTATAAGAGTCTTTCTATACGTTCTGAAAAAATCGTCGATCCGCTAAGCAATTCAGAAGAAATGGCGAAAGCGTTTGAAACTTCATCGACTCCGCTCTTTCGCCTTCCTGGTGCTGCTGGTAAATTTCTTGACGATTTGTTTATCCCTGATTCGTTCGTTACTCTTCTTGGTCCGGAAAAAAGAGGGAAAACATGGATGCTCATTGAGATGTCAATAGCGGCAAGAAGAGCGGGACGAAATGTTGCTTTCTTTGCCGCTGGGGATATGACCAGAGCACAAATGCTTGTTCGATATGGAATAAGATTTACCGGAAGATCAAACAGACAAAAGTTTTGTAAAGAAATAAAAGTTCCGTGCTTGGACTGCTATCAAAATCAAACAGGAAGTTGTGAGGAAAGCCCATCGGGAGGAAAAGAGCGGGTAATTAGAAATTCAGAAACAAAGGAATATATTTCTTGGGATGAAGACAATGATTACTCCACTTGTATTGAGTGTTTTCGAGACGAAAAGAGATTTGAAAGATATCAACCAGCAGCATGGTTTAAAATTAGAGATCCTGTAAAAGTTTTAGAATGGTCAGAAGCAACAAAACAAGGAGAAATTTATCAAAGAAGATGGGGAAAGAAAGCAAAATTACTAATTGAAGCATATCCGAATGAATCATTAACAATTTCAGAAATTAAAAAGAAACTCGGCATTTGGGAATTAGAAATAGGATTTGTTCCTGACGTGCTAATTATTGACTACATGGATTTACTTGTCCCGGAAAAAGGAGAACAATTCCGACATCAGCAAAACAGCATTTGGGCAGGGATACGAGGATTGAGTCAACAGCG